AACAATGAAGTTGCCGACATCAAAAACGCTATAATACTTAGGTGTAGTATTTATACCTGCGTCAACAGCATACTGCTGCACAAAATTAACGTCCTTGTTTTCAAGAAACTCTTTATAGTTCGTAGTGATGATCTGAAACGAAAACGGCGCTAGATAGTCCGTAGGCACACTAAGATATGGGTCACCTACAGTAAGCTGCGCGGTAGCGTTCTTGCGAAATAACTCAAGATCAACAAGCGTAAAAATACGGTCTTCTGCACCGCGAATGAATACCGGCAGGTTTGTTACAAAGGATGTCTCAGAGTTTTCTGTGAAATCCTGTATTGCTGTTTCTAGCTGTGCGTATGTAAAGCTCATTTATACCACCAATGTTACCGGACCAGCCGTAGCTATTCCGCCGCCGCCGCGCTGATTACCTGTTGTAGCAGTTCCTGACGCTGCGGTAAATGTGTATGTGTCCGTTGTAACAACTGTTATAACATAGCCTGCGCCCTGCTCTAGTACGGTTTTTGAAAAACCATCAAATCCCGCTACGCTACGAAATCGCACCGTGTCGCCCGTTGTTCTGCCGTGAGAAGGCTCAGTCACCGTGATTACGCCAGATCCCTGTGCGCCACTGGCAAAGGCATTCAACGGTAATATGTTCGCTACACTGGATTCGGTACGCTGATCAGGGCGTGGCTCATGTAACGCCTGTGGATCAGGCCCAACTTTATTGGGTTCTAGCTGTGGGTGCTTTTGCTCATACTCATCCGGTCCAACCTTCAAACCATTCCACTCTTTTACCATTTCGTTTAAACGATAACGAAAGCCAGAGCGGTCTGAATACCCCCACGCATTTTTGCCCGATGCATGTCTTGCCATCAGTTAACCCTTAAATACTGGATACTCGGCTGAAGTTTCAAAGGCACTCGATCCTCGTCTTCGTCCGCCGCACGTTGGAACTCTTCCTCGTACACAGCTTTCAAAAGCTGAATCCGCTCTGGAGCTTTCTTCATAGCAACGTAGTAAGCCAAGCCAGCGACCATACAAGGATAAAAGCGGAACGGAGCATCCGTTGTGTTTACCAATGTATCTGCATCATCCATCCGCTGCACATAGTAATAGATAAGTGTGTCAGTGGAATTGTCAGGTGTAGGCCACAAAGTCACTTCCGGGATTATTTGACGGTTATAAAAATACTGACTAGGGCGACCCTCAGTGGATTTACTGGGTAGTGTTAGGTAGTCCCCACGAGACATACGATCTAGCTCATAATCTGTGCCGCTGCGTCGTATCACTACTTCTAACAAGTCGGTGTAGTCGTCAGTGAATGCATAAGTGGCTGTGCCTGCGGTCAAAGCTTGTGTACCCTGTTTTACTGTCCACAAGTTCAAGCCACGGTTTGCCCAGTCAGCGAACATCAGGTTAAGCGAACGCCGCGCTGTTTTGAAGTCGTAGCCTGTACGAGCCTCAAGACCGCAGCGTTCATATGCCTCCTCGATGATCTCGGCGACATTTAACTCAAAGTTTCTAGAACCTGAAACTGCCATTTATTTTTTCCTTTTCAGCGACTGGACTCTACGCGGCTTACCCGCTGGTTGTCCAAGACGTTTCTTCTGCGATATTCTACTACGTTTTTCAGCGGCTGTCATTTCTTTGGATGTTTTAGGGGTCTTAGAAGATACGCGCTTGGAGGGGCGGCAATATGGAGTACCCCGTTTTTCTCCTTTGCTACGCCCACACGCTTTCCCGGTGCGAACATCCTTCCACTCTTCTTTGAACCACCTCTTGAGGGCCGCTCCCTTTTTAGTTTTTCGTACTGCCATATCTCATCCATATCTACAAAATAACTGTAAACAAAAGTACAAAGAAACCAATCGTCGCAACAACAACTGTAGAAACAAGCACAATCTGTTTTATTAATTCTTCAAATTCTCTTGCCTCTTGTAGCTTTTGCCGTCTTGCTTCTGCGGCTGCTTCCTTTGCTTGTTGTATACGTTTCTGTCGTTCTTCTAAAATACCTTTCCAAGTCCCCGGACCGAATCTCATATCCACCATAGTAGCCACCTCTTGTAGTTTTTCAGCGGCTATCTTCGCGTCTATGACTTCACGAGCTACACTATCTACACCAAATTGATCGGTTATTCCTACGCCGGACTTTTTATTTCTGGCTTCGTTAACCTGCTTCTGCCCCGTAAACAAAGCATCAATCTGATGAGCTATATCACCTATATCATTGGCAGTTCCTATTACGGCCTTTATACCATCAACAGCGCTTTTAACTAAAGCAATCCCTGCTAACGCTGTCGAAATTGGTTCCATATCTACCTCTTTGGTATAGGTTTACAAATAGCTACTATTTTGGCCCTCCTTCCGTCAGTTATAGGCACCGATGGCTGCTGTGATAACCGTTCAGCAAAATAGATACACCTATCTATGTCCGCGAACCGCTGTGTTTGATCTATTAGTTGACTTCCCAAGTAAACTGTTAGCAAGAATTCTACCACGGCTTCAGTGTTACTTGCCCACTATCAATATAATTTGGTTGTGCGGTACTTGTATGTTCCGCCTGCTGCTTTCTTTGTTTTGTTTCCCCAGTTGGCTGCACCGACTTTACGGCACTTGGCGATTGCCCCGCTTGCATACGCTGACGGGAAGACCTTATAACGGCGCTTAACTTTGCTGTAACATGCATCCTTCGATCCACCTTTACTTACTTGCTTGGACATCGAACCTCGCGAGATTGCCATTTCTTTTCTCCAAAAAATCACCCCACAAGACAGTTAGTATCTCGTGATTCTTATCTACCTTCACAGCAATAACCGCCGTGTCAGTCTTTAAATCCATAATTGAAACACCCAGCCAGCCTAGAAAAGCCAACATTGCACCGGCAATAATTTTGTTGTCCATTAGCACTTCCATCTTCTTCTCGCAGCGCAAATACGCTTCTTGGGGGTTTTGCTACAGTTTACGTTATGCATTTTCATCTGACCGGCTGATCTTGCACAGTAAGACTTCTTACGCTTACCACCACCCGGCTGTGGTGCTTTTAGTTTCGAGCCTGTGGCTCGGTTATACTTAGCCCGGCCTTTTGCCGTTAATCCAGCACCTCTAGATGCTGGCAGCTTTTCGCCACGCTTAACTGATAGATTAACAGATTTCTTCTTTCTTGTCGCCATTACAAGCGTCCCTTCTCCTGTATTAACACCCCTTCACCGAAGACACCGATATCCGCTGTTGTACTGTTAAGTCTGAACTGAAATTCGATACATGTTTTTTCTGGGACTTTAAAGGGGAATACTCGCTGAATATCCATACGCTCCAAAAACTCGGTCTGAGCTATGTTAAATATCCGACCATCTGAAAAGGTGTTGCGGTTTCTAAAAGTAAGAAACTTATTGTCATTGTTGGCTGACGCAGTAAATGCGTCAATACGGCCTAAGTAAAAAGAATAACCAGCAGGTACATGAAAGACCGCCGCTTGATTTCTACCATTCCCAGCGTTAATCGCCGCGTATGTTGTTGCACCAACTTTAGCGGACACTAGACCAACAGCGTTGCCAACAACGGTTATTAGGTCATTAATAAATCGAAACTCTTTGGTTGTTGTCACACCAGTTAGTCCATTTAGTGCAACAACCTCAGTAACAATTTCGTAGTTGTCATCTAGGCCGTTGATAAAAATAGACACAGCCGTATCGCTGGCGCTGCTGCTTGACAACGTCAGTTGGGACTGAGCGGGCAGAAATGGAAGAGCATTTGTATTAGCAAGCTCCCACGGCGTGACAAAAGATGTGCCAATCGCCGTGGCAGTGCCAAAAAGATTCCGAAGTGTATGACCCGGAATTTGTCCACGACTAACCTGTAGCTCAAACGGCTCGGATGTACCCACCTGAGTTATCGAACGTAAGTCGTAGACAGACATTTGTTAGGCCAAAAAGATTGTTAGTTCGGCACCTGTACCTGAAATTGCGCTTACATAAACACCGCTTTCAGCAATAATGCCATCACCCGGAATGTTCAGAGCGTTCTGACCGGCTGGGAATTTTTGTGTAAGCAATGTCGCACCGCCGTTGCCGTCGGTTAGCGTAAACGCACCAGCAGCGGTAGCGTACATAACAATCTGTTTAATGCGTGAGCGACCCGGACCTACTGCCCCTGTCGCTGTAGCACTATAGGCTTTTACTGGACCAGCCATTTAAGCCTCCTATTAAGCTGCTGCTACTGCACCAGTGTCTACACGAATCCAGTTAGCGCCGTCAGAAAACACAAGGTTTCCGGTTCCAGCGCCAACGCCTTCAGCCGCTTTACGGCAGTCTGGTGAAAACACAATTGCGCCGCTATTTGCGGCAGAAGCTGCGGGAAGCGCTCCGACATCTAAGATGCCTAAAGTGATAAGGCTGTAGTCAACATTGCCTGATGCGTTGTTGATTTGAAACCCACGTTGCGAAACAACGGGGCCGGTAAAGGTGGTAGTAGCCATGTGGAACTCCTGTCGTGGCTAGTGTCAGCCGCACCATGCGGCTGTCAGGGATGACTTATTATACACAAAAAAAGGGCGACTGAATAGCCGCCCTTTAATATCTTTGTACTTACACTTATGCGCCCGGTGAACCGAACACTGCGCGTGGATCGCTGAAGCCGAAGCTGTAACGCTCACGAGCCTTGAACCGCATGTTGCCTGTGTCGAAGTCTGGATCCATTCCAGTTGACAAAGCCATACGCTCAAAGTGCTTGAAGCCGTTTGGTGCATCAGTCTTGATGAAGAATGCATCTGAGTCAGTCAGGTAGTCGTTGACTACATAACCTTCAGGCAGCAGACCAGAAGACTTGATTGCGTTGATGTCGTTGTCGGCAGTTCCAACCCGGAGGTTTGAAACAAGCAGACGCTCGGCAACAAACTGCAACTGGCGAGGAATGATCAGCTTCATGCCTTTTAGGGCAATGATCAAGCCACGCTCGTCAGTGAAACCAGCGATGCTGATGAGTGCATCCTCAAGTGAGGTCTCATTCAGGTCAGCAGCTACTGCTGGCTCGTTGGCGAATGTGCCACCGTTTGTCAGCGGGTGGTTAGTTGCACAGAGTTCTTTGGTATCGCCACCAGCAAATGCTGCGTTGAAGGCGTTGTTAAGAACAGAGGCAGCTTTAACCTGCTTTGTGTGTGCCATAGAACGTGCGAGTGCGCGTGTATAGCGTGATGCCAGACGATCGTAAAGATTGTCTTCGATAGCTTCTTCAGTGATTGAAAAGGCCATAGCAACTGTCTCGTGGTTGTAACGAGCAGTGTATGCTTCTTGTGCATCGTCGAATGATACACCAGAACCTTCAGCTTTCACTGGAGCCGCACCGAATCCAGACAACATCACCTCTTCCTCGAATGCCCGGTCTGATGACTCGGAATCGAAGATTTCAGCATGCTGACCTTCATAGCGATTGTATTCCATACCAAAGAGAGCGTTTAGGCCCGGCTCTAGTTCTTTGGCGAGATTT